GACTGCTTCCATTACTTTGATAATATCTTCAGGTTTTGCACCCTCACCCAGTTCTTTGGCAACATACCAATACTTAGGCCAGAATGTTTCTCCTGCTTTTTGATAGTCTTCAAGTGTTAGTAGTTTCATTTTCCGACTCCATAATCAGGTGCTTGAGATTCAAGTTCTCGGATAGTTTTGTGCAGTCTTTCTACTGCTTTACGAACTTCTTCAGTTTCTTCCCATTCAAAAGTATCACCTTTTGAGTTCTTTTTTGATTTTTTAGTCATTTTGCAATGCCTCTACTGTGTACTGATACCCTTTGGAAATTACTTTGTCATGAAGGTCGGCAACATCCTGTAAACCTTCCACACTATACCATGGTGCTGTCTCCCAGTCAAATCCCTCTCCAAAAGTATTATCTGCATTGACAATATACCAATGACAGGAAGAATCAGGAACATCTACAGCACAATTATTCCAATTATCTGACCATTGTGGAACTTGAATCCATAATGTTGCAGCAAAGAAAAAATTAAGGATTGATAGCATTTTTTAATGTGGTGAGAAGATGCATGTTACCATGTATGTATCCTGCATAGATTATACCAAAGACTGATAAAAAAAGCAAGACTAAACTCAGAACATTAGGTAAGGGTGTCGGTAAAATATGATCCTTTACGGAGGTTGTATCGTTTGATATGTTTGTCTCTGTGCTCTTCGCACTCAAAGTGGCAGATTCTGTTGTCTGTTCCATCTTTATATTCTAAACGATAAGGAAATGATGCAAATGGATGAAGTTCTTCAGGTGGTAGAATCTTCCTCTTGGTCGTATTCTTTGCCTTCGCTTTGCGAGTTGTAGTAGTCTTCTTCTTTACGGGCATTTGTTTTAATCAATTTTTCATACTGTTGTGCTCCTAGATTATCCAAGAAGTCATTAACCATTTGCAAATCCTCCGGTTTCCTTTCTATCTAGTACCTCAATATGTGACAGGATTGGAGCACTATTCCACCATAGTTCTTGTGCTTCCTGCCACGAATCTAGTATAACAGTTTTACCCTGTTTGCCTACAACTTTGTACTGATGTCTATCATAAGATTCACTAGAAGTCTCTGTAAAATAGAGGGGATCATCACGTTCAATTAAGTTCATTAAAAATTTCTGATCATGTTTGTAGTTGTTTCTTGATGCTTCAAGTAGAGTTTAATGAATGCACGGCACATAACTTTGAGAGTATCCATATCATCACAGTTTTCTATTTCCCGTGATAACTTTTCATACTCAAACATCTTTGCGGTGCTTTCTAACTGTATGTCGGATGGATCCATGCCTCTAATGTATTTGGAATAATTATTTAACCCAGTTTCAACTGTCTCAAAACAGACTGAGTTATACCATCCTATCTTACCATAGAGTTTCACCTTTGTATGTTGAGAATGAACATCTACTTTCTCAATCATATACTTTTCACCAATGAACAGTAAATTTCTAGGGTCATCATTATTTCCCCATAATATCTGTTCCTTGGTACATCCGATGTATTTTACGGTGTCATTCTTTTTCATGGATCTTCTGCATTGCAAGTAGAGTTTCATATGGAATCCATGTAGGATTTTCATCAGCAAACCTTACCTGAACTTCAGTAATTATTTGCTCATATTGTTTGCTATAAGTTTTTCGTGTGTTTTTAACATAACTCATTGGACTAATCATTCATTACTCCTCCATTCCTTTCTCATCATTTTATATATCGGGTCGTGGGTGACTTCATCTCTAACTCGCTTAAAAACATTCGCCGATAAAGCTTTCTCACTCGTCTTCCAATCTGGTTCTTGGGGATATACTTTCCCACTAGAATCGTATTTTTTCCCACTACTGTGATTTGCATATCTGCGGGCACGCGTAAAACCCATCTCAAGGAACTTCCTGGCCATATCCATTCCAATGAAATCCTTCTTCCTTCGATATTCACAATACATTTTGTATATTGTGCTAGAACTTGTGCGAGCAGTATCTTCATCTACAAATCTCCAATGAGCACATATATCGTTAGTGTAAGGGCGTACCAATAGCACTCCTTGTTCTCCCCTTCCAATGCGATAAAGTTTGCGAGTCTCTGCATCTGTGAAATCAAGTGATTTGTAATCAAGTTCATAATCAAATTCCTTCATTTAGATAACCATTCCAATAGAGATACTTCCAAGTTCTTTTAGGTGGAAAATATGTTTCCCACATAGGAGTGTCTGAATTACATGCTTCTAATGCTTTTACAGTCATTCCTTTAACTTTCATTGCCCATACTGCCTCTCTTTCTATACGGACAACAGTAGGATCATAACCATAACGTAAAAAAGTTTCATCTATGATATAAGATGGAATAGTCTCATGATCAAGAATACTTAGAATATCTGAGTTGTGCATACCACCTGCCATACAATCCTGTGCAGCGTGCCAACCCTCATGACGTAAAATTCTGATGAACATATCATCAGTATCTACATAATCCATGTTTAAGAATATTACATTTTTGTCAGAATAATATAGAGCACGATATTCTTCAACAAAATATTCTGGAATTGCTTCATATACTTCTACTCCCATCTGGTCAAGATTAAAAAGAATATCTTTAACCTCACCAGTATGATTACCTGTTTCTAATTTATATACACCCTCAGTACATTCACCAAGTTTCATACATTGCATTGCATCATAACTATAATCCTCAACTTCACTATGTGCCATAGCAGGAACACATAGTGCAAGTGATGCACAGAATGTTGTTAGAAACCGTTTCATGCTTAACTCTCTATGATGGTATCATAGCACTAGGGGTTCCGGGGGTCAAGTCCTAAACTATTAAGATATTCTATCCACCAATCAGCATCTTTTATGTATCTCCAATTAGGAACTTTTTCACCACGTTCTATCACATAATACTGATAAAGTGCATCATCGATAATCTGTGCGACTTGTAAATTCTTCTTCCTCCTCATCAACGTCTGCATATGGGTTTTCCACATATGGTCCGTGTGGTTTTTTGGATTCTGCTCTGACATAATTCTGTTCGTCGTTAACAGCCGCAATCCATAATGAAAGTTTCACTATTATCCAAATTACTGCAATAGGAGAAAAACAAGCAATAAGGATTACTGGGTTCATAGTAGATTATTCTCTTGGAAGTAGTGTAGTGTATCTTTTAATCCACCAATGTGCTTGTAACCAATAGCAACCTGTGGATATTCTGCTTCTTTACCAAACTCAGAGACAAATGATCTCTCTGTAAAATGGTTACCAAGTCTGTATTCTTGTATCTGAATGTTTAGAGTTTCCAGAAGTGTTCTGGCACGTTCACACTCTTGATTACCGTTACTGTATAAAACTATAGGTCCCATAATTGTTTCTTCTTTGATTACCATTTGTTTTGTTTTATCGCACCAAACATAAGAAGTTTCAGATCCATCTTTGTGGATAATATCATATCTAGTCACGTTGTCTCCAATCAGAAGGTCTGTCATCTCTATTAAACCAATCAACTATATCATCAACACCATTAAATCCTACATTATTGGATGGATCAGGATCTCCCAAACCCATCCTATTCATAAAATCATCTATTGTGCCTTCCTGAATATCCTGAGCAGATTGTCTTCTTGCCTTCTTCAACATTTCATTTGCTGTTGTATTTGCCTTAGCAAGTTTCTGTGCCCATATCATATCATCTAATTTTACATCTTCACCATTAGCAATACATTTACAAATAAATTCAAGTCTTAATCGATATTGTGTTGATAACATAAAGTTATGCTTCGTTATCATTATTTATTTTTAAAATATTATTTGCAAAATTCTTTTACTCTGCATTCATCCAAGTATTTTACAATCTCCTTTCTCCATTCCATTAACTCATGATAACATTCCTGATTATGAGCACACTGACGCAGTTCGTGGTCAGGTTTCAGGACACTTTCATAAAATAAACCGAACGCATCACGACGTTTTTGTTGCTTGTCGCTCATAGGAATTGCTCCAGAGTTGAAGTGGTTTTCTTTTTAATCTTAGATTGTGTTTTAATGTAAGCAAGTGCCTGTTTATATGTACTTACAGAGTGCACTTGATTACCATTATATATGATACAGAATCCTTTCTTCTTTCCTGCCCATGGGATAGCAGCCCACATACCATCATTAGATACAAAACCATCAGGATCTCCCCCCTTAGGAGAGAGAAGACCCCGATTATAGGTGTGAGGTTTGAGAAACTTGGGCATTAGAAGAACGATGCGTTCACACTAACAACAGTCGCATTAGGGTTACGTGCCAATGCTACTTCCCTTGCTTCCTGATAGTCACGGGCATGAACAGTCTCATAGAAGACACGACCAGCAACGTAGAGTTCGACTTTGCACTTCATGGGGTTCTCCCTTGATTACCTTTGTATTATAGCATAGTGGAGCAGGGATTCTGCTCCTGGTGGACAGTTTACTTACTGGTTTCATAAAGTGAGAAAAACTTTTCTTCTGCTTCTGCAAGAAGTGAAGAAAAAGTAATTCCTTGACGTTTTGGCACAATACCTTGAAGATTTAAACGATACATATCATTTGCTCTAAAATCAGCAAAAATGCCATCTCCATCAAGGTAATAACAGGAACGACAATATTCATCAGTTACTACAGCAGCATCATATGGTGCACCAGTTTGAACAAGAAGAACGTAGTTAGTATAGGAAATTTCTTTATGTCGATTCAAAAATGCATCATCTTTAATTTCTCCACCAAGGTAATTCTTAATCTTTACTGGATAGGTATCTCCAGGTCCAAGACCAGTCTTACGTGAGAATCCTTTACGAAAAAGTTTTTCTTTGGTTTTAAGTTCAATTCCCTCATAAAGAACATGTTCAAGATCACAACCTTCCTTATCAACACGTTTAAGTTGTGGATCTATACAAAATCGAACAATAGCTTTTTCCTTCATTGTAGAAGTGATAAAATTGTCTGCTCTTGATTTGAGAAATGGATCATCTCTCAAATCTTCACAGATTCCAAATACAGCATTCCAATCAATGCTCTTTCTCAAAAATTCACCAACTTCTTCAAGAGAAGGTTGATTAGTTTCTACTTTTACTTTTTTTTGATCAGAATAAAGAAGGGATTCTAGTATAGTCATGATTCAACGACGAACAACAGAGATAGCAGGTTCACCCTGCTCAAATACGGTGTCAACGACTGCCTGAACGGACTTGGCAGTGCTGATACCCACCTTATCATAAACGGGCACACAGACCAATCCAAACGTCTTCTCAGACCCTCCCAGACGGATCACACGACCGATAGACTGACTGATTCCGATATAATCCATGTTTCTCATGAACAGGACTGCCTCAAGTCCACTGACGTTGATACCCTCAGACAGAATAGAGTGGTGAAGAACAACAAACTTTTTGTTAGGATCTCTGCCCCAAGTATTAAGGGTGTCAAAGAATACTTCACGGTTTACTTTCTGTCCGTCGATAATAGCACCAGTCTTGCTGGTGATATACATGCAGGAATATCCACGTTCCAGCAGTTCATTGCGGAAGTCAGATTCAGCAAGCAACTTAACAATCTGCTTTGTAGAACGAGCACAAATGAGAATCTTATCAAGTGAATTCTCATCAATAGTGTCAATCAGATTCTGACAATCACGGTCAGCAATCAACTGTCTATCCTGTACCATATCCAGTTGCTTTACAACAACCTTAGGTGGCAGGATATAACCCTCTTCCACAAGTTTGGGAGCAGGAACATTACAAATAACATTACCATAAACCCCAGCATCATTCATGCCAGGTTTGAAAACAGTGACAGAATGCTTAGGAGTAGCAGTGAAGAAATAGCACCTGTCAGCATCAGCAGCAAAATGCTCTGTGGGAGGGAAGAAATTACGTTGGACAGAGTTATGCGCTTCATCGAAATAAATCGTGTTGACTTCGACATCGGCTTCTTGAATACGATGTAAGGAATGATATGTGGTGAAGATAATAACATTCTCACCAGCAGTCCTTGCAGTATT